GTATTACAATTGTGGATATACAAGGTAATGTTAAATGTTATTCACGTCAAGGTAATGAGTTTGAAACATTGGATGTGGTACGAGAAGCCGTTAAACAAATGGGACTTCGCGGTGTTGTATTTGATGGAGAGATTTGTTTAATGGACAAAGATGGTAACGAAGATTTTCCAGGTATCATGAAACAAATCAAAAGAAAGAATCATACTATTGACAATCCTCGATATGTAATGTTTGATTACTTAACTTTATCAGAATTTGATAACAAGTCAAGTGAAATGCCGTTAACTGGTAGATTAGGTAGATTTGCAAAGGTTGCAGAACATATAGAAAGTTCTATATATTTAAGTGTACTGCAACAAGTGGTAGTTGCCGATGACGATCATTTTGCTAAACTTAGTTCTGAAGCTGAAGAGTTAGGACATGAAGGTCTTATGGTAAGAAAGAATGTTGGCTATGAAGGTAAGAGAACTCAAAACTTATTGAAAGTTAAAAAGTTCCATGACGCTGAATATCAAGTTATAGATTTAGATTTTGAGGACCACCGCGTCATCCGTGACGGTAAAGAAGTTGTTATGCCAATGTTAGCTCAGGCATGGATTGAGCATAAAGGTTATAAAGTTGCAGTTGGTTCTGGATGGAATCAAGAGCAACGAATTCGTTATCAAAAGAATCCTAGCGAGTTAATTGGTAAAACAATTACCGTGCAATATTTTGAAGAGACTAAGAATCAGCAAGGAGGTCTTTCTTTGAGATTCCCAACCGTTAAGCATGTCTTTGAAAATGGAAGAAATTGCTAATCAATTATTTGTTTATTTGTAAAATTTTTCTTATATTTAGTATATGAATGAGAAAGTAAGACTAGGCTATGCTTGTGTTAACATGACGTTAACCAATCGGCCAAATAAGTTAGGCGGTAGAGTTACAACGTCTCGTACTGCTAGAAAAGCTTCGTGGCAACATGGTTCTGAAAATCCTAAAGATTGGGATTTGAGCTTGATAGGCGAACGAGCTGTATTGAATGCAACTGACTTGTTGCATTACTTGAAATGGAATGAAGATAACAATATCAAGTTATTTCGTGTAGGTTCTGAACTGGTTCCATGGCATGATCATTTTGAATTACATGAGCTGCCTCAGTATGATGAGTTAGCAGCTAAACTGTTAGAATGTGGCGACTATGCGAGAGAACATGGTCATCGACTAACTACTCATCCTGGTCCGTTTCATGTGTTAGGTTCACCTCATGAACATGTTGTTGATAAATCTATTATTGGTTTAGAACGTCATTCTGAGTTATGGGATTTGATGGGATATGCTCCTTCTCATGAGAACAAGATCAATATTCATATTGGCGGCGCCTATGGTGATCATGAAACGACGGCTACTCGATGGATCAAGAACTATTATAGATTATCTGAAGCTTGTAGAGCTCGATTAGTGGTTGAGAATGATGATAAACCTTCCATGTATAGTGTACGTCAATTGTATGATCTGTTTCATCGTAATACCGGCATACCTATTACATTCGATTATCATCATCATATGTTTCATCCAGCTGGTCTAAGCGAATATGAAGCATTAGAGATGGCAGCTAGTACTTGGCCAGATGATGTTAGACAATGTACTCATTACAGTGAATGCCGTAGGCATGAGTTTCAACGTATGTTCGAAGCTAAGATAGCTAAACAGAATATTCCGTTAAACGAAGTAGAAGAATGGCCGACGTTTGCTAAAATGAAACATGATATAGATAAAATACGTATGCAAGCTCATTCGAACTATATCAAAGATGAAATACGTACTTATGATATGGAATTAGATATCGTAGTCGAAGCTAAAGCCAAAGAATTAGCAGTTTTAGAATATCGCAATATTTATCAATATAATAAAAAGGTTTTACTATGAAAGACAGAGAAAATGTGTTAAGACAATTAGACGAAGCTGATAATATGATTATGATTTTTGATCAAGCTGTAGAGCGTGGTATGAAGATTGATCCCTTAGAAGCTCGTAATCGTTTTGCTACTATCCGTCAAAAATTAAAGTTTGTAACTGACCGCGTAACAGCTAGTTAATTATGAAACGTAGATTACTTCCAATTGTTATAGCGATATCCGCTTTAACAGTGTCAGCCTCTGCAGCATTTTATTCAGTTTTTGGATTAAGTAAATTATTTGCAGGTGCTAGTACACAAGTAATTATAATGGCTAGTTCTTTAGAATTTGCAAAACTAGTTGTAGCATCTTTATTATATCAATATTGGAATAGTATAAATAAAGTATTACGAATATATCTTTCTATATCCGTATTTATATTAATGGTTATAACATCTGGTGGCATATATGGATATCTTTCTGGTGCATATCAGGAGACTGCTAATGAATCAGAATATTTAGATAAACAGGTTGCTATTATTGATCAAAAAAGATCTCGATTTGAAGAACAAAGAACAGAATTAAAACAATCTATTGTATCATGGTCAGAAGCTTTAACTAATCCTACTACAATACAGTATGTGGATAAAGAAACTGGCCAATTAGTGACTACAACATCATCACGTCAACGTCGATTATTAGAATCACAGTTAAAAGAAGCAAAAACTAATTTTAATGCAGTTACAGATTCTATTGCAAAGTTAGATGTGGAAATATTAGAACAACAAATAGGAAATGATACAGCACGTGAATTAGGACCTTTAAAATATTTGTCTAATTTATTAGATGTAGAAATGGATAAAATTATTAATTGGTTTTTATTGTTAATTATTTTTGTTTTCGATCCATTAGCTATTTCAATGGTTGTTGCTGCAAATTTTGCATTTAATCAAATAAAACCTAAAAGTAAAAAAGAAGATTATTTTAAAGCACGAAATAGAGAATTGGAACGCAGAGTAGAATGTAGTTTACCAGAAGGAGCAGAATGGGGTGTATCATATTCTCTTAAAGATAACGATCATTTTGATCCTAACGATGTTGATGAATTAAAACATTGGGAAGAAGAATTAGAGAAAGATAATAATTTAGAAATCACAGATGAAGATGAAAATCGTATGAATATAATTGGCCAAAATGGTAATGATGGTTTGCATTACGATACTGGTTCAAAAGAATATATAGAGAAAGATATATATAATGAAAAACAAGAAGATAAAAAACCGCTTAAAACGAGAAGTCGTCCTGGCGGATATTGGTTTTAACAAATAATTAATTATTTATGGCTAGAAAGAAAAAAGTTACACATCAATTCAAATCTCGCGTACGTGATGGACAACGTGAAATGATCTGCAGAAATAGTATTGCAGATGAATCTTATTTCGCATGGGAACATTTAAAAAAGATTGGACGATGTAATCGTTGGACAAAAGTTTCTGATCAAACTACTGCGGTCCTGTGTTCAAGATGTACATGTAAAACAGTACCACCACCTGAAATACGAAAAGGTTATGTTTCTAAAGGACGGCCACGCGGTTGGCAATTCATGAAAGAATTTGTTGATAAAAATGGTAATGTATTTTATAAAGGTGTTGAACAACCTCAATTAAAAGATACTAGGCCAATTACAAAAATAGAACCTAAACAAAACAAACGTAAACTTTCAAAAGGTGAAAAAGATAATCTACGTCAAGCTATATTACAACAAATGAATATGGTTAGAGGTGATATAAAGAAGGCTCGATTTAAAAAGGATATTAAATCAGGTCAATCACAATTGAAACGGTTAGAACGTCAATTAAAAAAGATTCGATAATTCTTTGAATCTTGCTAAAAATTTTTTATATTTAATAAATTAATAAAAAGGCGTTATATGAGCATATACGAAGAAAAGCCAAAAGTTATAGAACAGGAAGAAAAGAAAGAGAATGGTTCATTATATGAAGCCTTACATAATCAGTTAGCAACATTAGTTGATTATAATGATTCAATAATATTTCTTAACGATGATATAACAGATAATACATTAACTGATCTTATTATACGTATGCGAAGTTTATTACAGAATCGCGAAGATAAAAAGGCTCCAGTTAATTTAATGATTAATTCTCCTGGCGGTGATGTTCATGAAATGTTAGGTATCATTGATTATATTGAATCGTTAGATGTTAAAGTAAATACAATTTGTAGAGGTAGAGCATTTTCTGCAGCTGCTATTATATTGGCATGTGGTACCGGTACTAGAATGATGAGTAAACGTTCAACAGTTATGTTTCATCAATCATCTAGTTTTCTAGGAGGTAAAATGAGTGATATATCTGCATACTTAGATAATGTTAAAAATATAGAGAAAACTATATATGATATATTAGCAGAAAAAACTAATAAAGATCAGTCTTGGTGGAAAGATAACATGAAAACTGATTTATATTTAACAGCGGAACAGTTAAAAGAATTTAACGTAATAGATGAAATAATATGAAATTAACAGCAGATCAAATTGCACAGAATTGGGACGAATTATTAAACGTCATTAAAACAGAATTTACCGGAACTCGTAAAGATAAATTATTAGCCATGTATACAGATATGGAAGATAGGATGGCCATGGCTCCAGCTTCTTCTTTTAATCATTATCATAATGCATTTCCAGGCGGATATGTTGAACATGTTTTACGAGTAATAAAATGTGCTAAAAAAGTATATGCGTTATGGACAGATATGGAAGCAGATATGTCTGGTTATACATATGAAGAACTTATTTTTACTGCACTAAATCATGATATTGGTAAGATGGGATTTCCTGGTGATGGTAATGAAATATATCAGATAAATGATTCTGAATGGCATAGAAAAAATCAAGGTAAAGAATATAAAATTAATCCTAATAATCCATTTACATTAGTAAATGATTTATCTTTATGGTTATTACAACATTATGGTATAGAAATATCATGGAATGAAATGTTAGGTATCAAATTAACAGATGGATTATATGACGAATCAAATAAACCTTATTTTATTTCTAGATCTGCAGATGCAAAATTAAAAACAAATTTAGGTTATGTAATGCATCAAGCGGATTCAATGGCAGCTAGAATAGAATATGAACGATGGAATAATAATAAACCTATTACTGCTCAAGCTCCTAAAAAGAAAATAACAAGTCCGCAGACTCAAATTAATGCGAATAAAATGTTTAACGAGTTATTTGGAGATTAATATGATAACAATTGTAATATTATCAGCTATATTATTTGTTTCTTTATTGATAAATTTTAATCAAATGAGAAAACAAGAAGCGTTAGAATCGTATATAGAAGAATTAGAAAATTCAAATACAGATTATTATCAATTTTTTACCACATTGAAATCTCGTATGAATGAATCAAATTCTAAACTAAAACAAATTGATCGATTAGGTTCTTTTGAAGCCGATGATGAAACTGGGTTTATATTCACTGAGTTACGTGATATGATTGATGAATTAAATAAAGGATTTTAATGAAAGAACATAGTCCAGTTGATAAATTTTATGAATGGCTAGAAAAGGAGCAAGCTGAAATTGAAGCGTATGGCCCTAAAAAACGTAGAGGTAGAAAACCTACAAAAAATATGTATTTTACATACATAACCGATAAAGCTATTATTGCATATAATAAAGAAACTAATCAAAATAAGCGAAATAAAGTATTTCGAGAACATATTAATTATCCTTTTAATAAATTAGTAGAAAATATTTATCATACATTTCGATTTTCTTATTTTGATGTACCATATGAAGATGTTAAAGCAGAAGTCGTTGCATTTTTAACAGAAAAAATAGGAAAATATCAAGAAGGTAAAGGAAAAGCATTTTCTTACTTTTCTATTGTTGCAAAAAATTATCTTATCATACAAAATAACGCAAATTATGCAAAATTAAAAATGAGAACTGATACTTCTGAAATAGATTCAAATAGAAATATTTATTCTGAGGTATCATTGAATGATCATCAAGAATCGTTACGTGATTTTACAAATTTATGGGTAGAATGGTATGATGATCATATGAATACTATATTTTTTAATAAACGAGATATAATGGTAGCAGATACAATTTTAGAATTATTTCGTATACGCGAAAATATAGAAAATTTTAATAAAAAAGCATTATATATCTTGATACGTGAGCGTACTGGCCTTAAAACACAAAATATTACAAAAGTGCTTAACGTGATGAAACGTGATTATACAAAAATGTATTCTGTATATTCAAAGACTGGCCATATTGTTAACACAAATATCTAATCCTTATATTTATATAAAAGGATTACCATGAGTGCAGAATTTGAGTTATTTCAAGGAACAAACTTTTCTGATTTAATGCGTGATATTTATCATAATTCAAAAAAGAAATCTAGACAGATTGATGGATTGATAAAAGAATTGCAACCATTAATAAAAAATACAGGTGATGCGACTGTATTAGTTCCTATGATCAAAGATTATTTAGAAGTTTCTGTTAAAAATGACGATGCTTTAGTTAAATTAGCAGCCGTTGTACAAAGATTGGTATCAGCAACAAATAAAGATTCAGAAGAAAATGAATTTGGATTATCAGATGATGAACGTCGACAATTATTAGATGAAGCTGAATCTGAAGTTAAACGAATACAAGCAGAAAGTAAGGAGATAGATGCCAAGCAACATCAGCCTGCAGATAGGTCAAGTAATACAGACCTTCGATCCAATTCAGTTTGATCAATTTACAAATGAAAATGATATAGAGCTAGCTCCAGGCGCTGTACGTATACGTATACGTAAATCATCACAATCAGTACCATCAGAAATAACGGCTATACCAGCAAATTCAAATTTTATTAATGTACCTGTATTTGGAGAACAAGTACTTGTATTTAGTGCTATATCTGGATTAACTGAAAATAACAAAAGTAATCAATATTATTATATGCCAGCTGTTAATGTGCATGGTCAAATAAATAATAATATAATGCCATTTTTATATGATACTAAAGTATCTACTAAAAATTATCTATCTGACGGTATAACGTCTACAAAAAAAACAAAAGTACCTGATCAGTTATCTTTTGAATCGCGTAACATTGTTACAATACAACCTTATCAAGGAGATACAATTTTACAAGATCGATTTGGATCAGTATTAAGATTTTCAAGTACGCATCGTAATTTAGATGCATATTCCCAAAAACCTATATGGCAAGGTACATCAGTTGGAGATCCATTTGTAGCATTAACATGTGGTCTAGATGGAGCTCAAAAATCTGGATATTTTACAATTGAAAATCCAGACAAAGATTCTAGTTTAATTTATTTATCTTCTACACAAAAAATAAATAACTTAAAATTAGCGCAAAATAAAATAGGTTTACAAACTAAACCTTTAACATCGTATACAAATCCGCAAGTAATTATTTCATCAAATCGATTAATATTTAATGCACGAGAAGATGAATTAATATTAGTATCAAAAAAAGACATTAAATTAGCAACACCAAATTGGAATGTAGATTTTGATAATCTTATAACTCAATTAGAAGCGTTAGTAACTGCTATAACTAAAATGACACATACGACTGGTACCGGGCCATCTGGACCACCTATTAATTTAGCAGATTTTACAAAAATATTAACAGAAATAAAACGTATGAAACAATAAGGAACATTATGCCATTAAACAAACCATTATTAGTAAATGATATTGTCAATGTTTTAAAAAAAGCAGAACAAAATACTTCAAATAAAAATAAAGCACAATTAGATTTAGCTAAAGGGTTAGCTAATGCAATTGAAAAATATGTACGTTCTGGTACAGTTACAACAAGTGTTGTAACGGCTGGTTCTGCTGTTGCACAAACAGGTACAGGTACAGGTGCAATTACTTAATCAATACTTAATCTAATCCATATTTATTAAAAAGGATAATACTATGAGCTCAAAATCATTTGTAAAGTTATTACGAAAAATTATTAGAGAAGAAGTTCAAGGAGCAGTACGCGAAGTATTGACTGAACAAAAAACTAATCACAAACAAGTTATGTCGCATGGAATGCAAATGAATGAGATAGCAAATTCTCGACCAAAAAAACATTTCACAAAAAATTCAATGTTAAATGATTTATTGAATGAAACAGCTGGAACACCATCTGCACCTGAAATGGCTGATTGGAGTACAATGAATTTTCGATCTGAAATGGCAGAAGCATTTGGTGTGGAGTCTTCTCCATCGGTTGCCCCAACTACCGGAATAAATGGTGAAGCTGTAAATATGAATAAAGAAGGTGTTGCTGCAACTGTTAATGCAATGACAAAAGATTATTCCGCGTTAATGAAAGCAATAGATAAAAAGAAACAGAATAGATAATGCCTAGACCTATATACAAATATCAACCAGTTAATGATTCACCGGATGTTGCAATTGGTATTCCTTTACCATTTAATATGGCTAGTAAAGCACGTGCAGTTACTGCCAATTACTCATCCGGTAGTATTTCTGGTAATTCTGTATTTGGATCTACATATACTACTCAAGAACAGATAGTATCAAATTTTAAAAATTTATTGTTAACTCGAAAAGGTGAGCGTATAATGCAACCTAATTTTGGAACTAGTATATATGATTTGTTATTTGAAAACAATACTGAAAATATTAGATCAACACTTAAAAAGACATTAACAAAGGATGTAAGTTTTTGGTTACCATATATATCAATAAACAGTATAGAAACAATTACAAGTGCAGATATGCATCAATTGACAATTGCAATTCATTTTCAAGTTACTAATATTGGTTCAAATCTAGTTATAAATGTTATAGCATCTGAAAATAGTTTACAAGTATCTGATGCAACACCTGATGTATCGTTACAACAAATTAATACAACTACATTCACAGGAGGAGGATATTAATTGTGTCAAATTTAATTAAAAAAGATGTAAAATATTTAAATAAAGATTTTGCTCAATTTAGACAAAACTTAATAAATTTTACAAAAACTTATTTTCCAGATACATATCAAGATTTTAATGAATCGTCTCCTGGAATGATGTTTATTGAAATGGCTTCATATGTAGGAGACGTGTTATCATACTATACTGATACGTCTTTTCGTGAATCAATATTATCAACTGCACAAGAAAATAATAACATATTAGCATTATCTCAATTATTTGGATATAAACCAAAACTAAATTCTCCAGCAAAATCAACATTAGATGTTTTTCAATTGGTAATTGCTTCTGGTTCTGGTGCCGGTGCTCGCCCAGATATGCATTATGCATTATCAATTGATTCAAATATTGAACTAGAAAGTGAAGAAGGTATAAAATTTCGTTCAATTACACCAATAGATTTTAATGATAATCCAGATATATCAGTTTATGAAATAGATTCTTCTGGAAATGTAGCTCGATATTTACTAAAAAAACAAGTAGAGATCGAATCTGGTGAAATTCAAACGTTAACGTTTACATTTGGCGATCCAAAACCTTATGATAAAATTGTATTACCAGATTCAAATGTTATTAATATTATTGACGTAACAGATTCGGCTGGAAATAAATGGAATCAAGTTGATTATTTAGCTCAAGATACAATATTTGAAGATGTGGCAAATATTCCTTTTAATGATCCAGAATTATCTGCTCATAGATCTACTGTTCCTTATATATTAAAACTACGTAAAACTCCTCGAAGATATGTTACTCGATTACGAGATGATAATCGATTAGAATTACAATTTGGTTCTGGATTATCAGCTGATCAAGACGAAGAAATTATTCCAAATCCAAAAAACGTTGGTTCTGGATTAGAATATTTAAAACGTACTACAACTGATTCAATTGATCCTACAAATTTTTTATATACTAGTACATATGGTATTGCGCCATCAAGCACGACATTGACAGTACGATATTCTATAGGAGGTTCAATATCTGATAATGTTGGAGTTAATTCAATAACAAAAATAAATAATATTACATATTTAAATGAAGTTGCAAATGTTGATTTAACAGATTCAAAGGCATCAGTTGCAGTTACTAATCCTGAACCTGCTATTGGCGGTAAAACAAAACAAGATTTAGAAAGTATAAAACAAAATGCCATGGCTGCCTTTGCTGCTCAAAACAGAGCAATAACAAGAGAAGACTATATAGCTCGAGTATATTCAATGCCTTCAAGATATGGATCTGTAGCAAAAGCTTATATTGTGGGAGATACTCAAATCAATACAGCAGATACAACATATCCGGCAGATACTATTTCAAATCCATTTGCATTAAATTTATACATATTAGCATATGATTCAAACAAATTATTAGTTGAACCGAATCAAGCTCTTAAAGAGAATATAAGAACTTATATATCTCAATATCGTATGTTAACAGATGCAATTAATATAAAATCTGCATTTATAATAAACTTAGCAGTTAATTTTGAAATTATAACACGTCCAAATTATAATAGTAACGAAGTTTTATTAGCATGTATTGCCAGACTAAAAACATTGTTATCAAATGATCGTATGCAGATTAATGCACCAATTGATATATCTGCATTAGTTTCATCTGTTGATCAAGTTGAAGGAGTACAAAGTGTTACAAATTTTGAATTTCATAATAAAACAGGTGGATCATATTCAAAAAATAAATACAACATTAAAGGTGCAATTAAAAATAATATACTATACCCATCATTAGATCCATGTATTTTTGAAATAAAATATCCAAATAATGATATTCGTGGTAAAGTCATTAAACCATAAGGAATTAAATGTATAGAATATTTTATGCTGAACGAGATACAACATTATATGAACGATTTCCAAATCGTAATACTGGTATCGATCAAATAATAGAACTTACAAAAAATCAGTCTGGTTCAATTGTTGATGGTAGATATAGATCAAAAACATTTAATTCACGAATGATAATAGATTTTGGATCAGAAATTGATACACTAACGACAGCAGTTAATTCTGGTAAAGTGCCGCCTTTAGGAAATGCAACAAATTCTGCATCAGTTTATCTATCTTTAAGAGCATCAGATGCATCCGATTTATTGCAACAATATAACATAAAAGCATTTCCAGTTTCTGAATCATGGGTAAATGGTCGTGGTTATTTTAATGATAATCCAGAAACAACAGATGGCGCGTCTTGGTTATATCGCGATCAAAAAGATAAAACAACATGGAATACATCTAATGATCAACCAGCATTATTTCAAGCAAATGGTGGTGGAACGTTTATTACTGGTACTACATATGAAGCATCACAATCATTTAATAATCAGGTACCTGATATTCGAATGAATGTTACTGATATTGTAAATAATTGGGTTAAAGGTAATATTACTAATCATGGATTCATTGTTAAACGACCGGAAACCGATGAAAAATCAGCCGAATCATTAGGTTCGATAAAATTCTTTGGACGAGAATCACATACAATATTTGTTCCTAGATTAGAGGTAGTATGGAACAATACTACATTTTCTAATACTGGATCAGCAGAAATTACCGCTGATTCATATGTACCATATTTTAAAAATATTAAATCTGAATATCGCGCATCAGATATTGTAAAATTTAGAATTGGAGTCCGCCCAGAATTTCCAACTCGTACTTTTTCTACTGCATCGTTTTATTTAACTGGAGAAAGATTGCCAACATCATCTTTTTATAGCATTATTGATTCTGTTACAAATGAAACTATAATTGCATATGATACAAATGGTACTCAAATTGATTGTGACTCAAATGGTAGTTTCTTTAAACTTCGTATGGATTCATTTATGCCAGAACGATATTATAAAATACAATTGAAAATTGAAAGAGATGCTGGAGATGATATACAAACATTTGATGATTTTTATTTTAAGGTTGTTAATTAATGATAGATCGTTCAAAATATCGTGAATATAAATTAGAACAAACTCGTATATCAGGTAAATTAGATACAGAGTTTGATTATTTTACTGAAGAAGATGATTCAGAATTAATTGAAGATGAATTTATTTCTAATGTAGAATTATCTGGTGATTTTCATGACATGATGTTAATGGAAAATATAGAAATTGCATTTCAGTCTGCAGAAAATGAACCAGTAATAATTCCTAATTATCAAACATTAGAAGTTATGTTAGTTGAACGTGGATTAACATATGATGCAATTCGCGTTAAAACAAATATAGATGATTTTATATATAATAATTTATATTCGTTAGATGATCGGTCAGAAGAATATAATAATGTTATTAGATTTGAAAGCGGATATAGACCAGCCGCACCATTTGTAAGAGATCCTGGTGATCATATAAGAAATTTAAATAGTACTTCTGGTAGATTTTATGAAGAAATTGTATATCAGAAACAAACATATTTAGAAAAACTTCGTGCACAATTTGAAGGTAATATAATTGTATTAAATGATTATAATAATGATATTAAAAAAGAATCATTAAAAATGATGATTTATGGAGAATGGAGAGCAATTGCTTTTGCAGCTAGAGCGAATGGCCGAGCATATCCAGAAATAAAAACGTTAGAATATTATAATTACGTGAATCAATTAGAATTAGATTATGATGCTGCAGCGGATTGGTATGATGACGATTCAGTATTAAATGTAATG